CCAGAGGAGGCAGCTTGTGCTTGTATTTCTTGGCCGCAGCCTGCCGCTTCAGCTTGACCGGGTTGGTCTTGGAACCGACTGGCCTGCCCGGCTTCCTCGGCCCTGCTGGCTGCGCCGGGGCAGAAGGAGGCGGCGGGGCAGGACGTGGCACAGGAGTCATCACCGAAGCACGGACAACAGGTGCAGGGGCGACGTAGGCAGGTCGTGCCACGGGCATCTGCTGCATGACAGGGGCTGGACGGATGACCGGAGCCTGATACACGGGCGCAGGCGTGTTCTCGGCAATAATCAGGCGGTGCAGCGTCTCGTCCTTGCAGCCATGAACCAGCAGCGCCTCGACGGGAATTTCACCGCCTTTTGCCGTCGGGAAATCGGGATGGGGTTCGCAAACCAGCTTTCCGTCCACACCGCGCCGGTAATTCACGGTACACCAACGGTCGTAAATCAGATGCGTGGCATGGACGCCCTTCTTGAAAAACTGCCAGCGCAGGTAAATGTCCCACGGGTAGGGGGCATGGGCACGCTCGCTTTCAAGGGACAGGTTCCGCATCAGCGGAGCCAGCCCGGGGTTCTTGAGCATGTGTGGCGGGTAGATGGATACGCCCAGGAGCATGTTGTCCCCTTGCTTGGTGTAGATGCTGCCGTCGGGGTTCTTGTGATTGGTGGGGCGCACAAACCCGAAGTGGGGCATCCCGGCCTCCTCGTAGGCAGCCTCCAGTTTATCCGACCACCCTTTGACAACAGGGCAGGCGTCAATCTCCAACCAGAGGAAAGGCTCATGCGAGTCCTTCATTTCAAGGTGCTCGACCACCCAGTAGAACATCCTGTTCGGCCCCCTGAACCACCCATGGGCGAACTCGTTCTCCGTGCTCACCACCTCCACCGAGGCACAGACGCGCCTGAGCACGTCAGCGGCGGCGTTTGCGTCACCCAGCAACGAGGGGGTGGAGGCGATGAGCACGGGCTGCTTCACCTTGCCGAGCAGGCAGACGGCCTGGGTAAGCAGCTTGAGCAGGGGCTTTTCCTTTTCGGAGCCGAAAGGGATGACGATAATCATTGAGCGTTGGACAGGGCTTTGAGGACACGTTCAAACTGACCGTCGTGCTTCTCGGTGAAGAAGTCGGGCAGGCGCTCGCAGTTGTGACGGTAGATCAGGTCACGGGCTTCGGGAGCCTTGACCTGCTTCTCACGGGCAACCATCTGCGCCATGGCGGAGATGTCGTTCTGCGGGCGAAACCCTGGATACTGCCACTTCCCAGGAGGGCAGACGGACCATGCCTCCTTCTTGTATTTAGGCACACGCGGGAAGAACTCAGTCTGCTTGCCTCCAGCGGCAGGGAGGAAGTCCAGGTGCCCGTCGTAGCAGACCTGACCGCCGTTCGGGTAGATGCAGTCAGGAACACGCAGATTGCACTCAAGGATTCTCGGGTGTTTCAACCCCTCCGCGACAGCATAGGGGCTGGATTGGTTGCCGATGAACAGGTCGGAGCCTGCGATCAGTTGCGCCAGTTCAAGGAAGTCACTGGTCGGGCGGTGCTCGACGTTGCCAAACGCACGGCAAAAGGCGTCGTGCTCCTCCTTGATCCCGACGAACAGGATTGAGTTGCCGTAGTGGGCAAGGATGCGCTTCCAGGGGAACAGGGAGTTGTGGTAGCGGGCGCTGCGGGCGATGACGACACGGCCCTTCGTCTCGGGTGACGGGGTAACGTGAATCCACTTCTTGTCTCCTTTGACCACGGGCAGGCCGTAGCTCTTGCGTCCGTGCTCCCCCTGCGAGGCGGTGAGCGTCCTGTCGGGGCGATAGACGCTCCTGAAGGTCGCCATGTCATACTGAACTCCACGCCCGTTGCCAAGGCCGACAGCCTTGATGTAGGGCTGTGCGGCAAGCAGCGGCTCAATGATCGGGTAGCGGCTGCTCAGGTTCTTTGTCCACGGACGGTCATAGAGCCAGAGGTAGCCTCCACCAGCGGCCTCGATCAGTGGCAGCAGGTAGATGATGTCACCGAGGTCGCCGGAGGAACCGAAGTGCTTCTCCACCGAGATCAGGTCCTGGAACTGATCCTTGTGGAAGATCACCGCGTTCTCACGAACCTTCGGCTGACGGACAAGGGTGACATCGCCCTTGGAGTTGTAGTCACCGTAGGAGTGTTGGATCAGCGGCGTCTTGTGAATCTTGTCGGCGTGGTTCTTGAGGATGTATCCGTCAAACCCGTCGTCATCCAGCCCCTCGGGAACAAGGGAGAGGGCGTCAGGCCCATAGACGCCGATGCCCGTGCAAAGGTCGTGCGGCGGGTTGGAGTCGTTCGTCCAGAGGATTGACTTGCCAAACGCCTTAGCCACCTCCCATTCCTCCTCCAGCTTTTTAAGCCAGCCGGGCTGCGTCGGTATTGAGTCGGCTTCAAGCCAGACGAACGGCTTGCCCTTCATGGCCTCGCAGACGGTGCGGAAGGCGACGTTGCACACGGCTGGGTAGCCGACCTTCGGCTCCGGCGCGATCACCTTCTTGATCTTGGTGCCGTCAAGGGCGTAGCAATGCTCGATCAACCTGTCATAGAGGTGCCGCTGGTTGAAGGAGTAGAAAACGGCGGGGGTGAGCTTGCTCATGGATCAATGCTTGAAGTAGATGAACGTAACCTGGGCAAGGGCGCTGCCGCGAGTCTGGTCGAAGTTCTTGTCCCACGTCCTGCTCAGGTCGTAGTTGTCAATCTCCATGCGGGCGTCCTCCAGCGTCAGGCCAACCTCCAGGCCGATTCGGCGCATGTCACGGAACGTGTAGAAGTTGTGATCGGGGCGAACAGGCGGGTCGATCAGGTCGAAGCTGGATTTGTGGTCGCCGTTGTAACGGCTAGGCCATTGGTACCTTTCGTATGCGAGCCAGCTAGGCACGGAGATGGACATGTAACCGCCCGTCTTGAGCACCCTCGCCCAGTTCTTGAGCGATACAGGAACGCTGACCATGTGCTCAAGGCAATGGCTGGAAACCACGGCGTCGAAGGACTCATCCTTCAGGGTTTCAAGATACTGAGCGTCACCGTCCTTCAAGTCCCAGCCAGTCACCACAGCAGGCGGAGGCAGCTTGATCGGGTCGGGGCCGCAGCCGATGTCGAGGACGTTGCCCCGGAGGAACCTGTAATCACCGTTGCGGAGACGGGCGTTGTGGGACTTGGATTGTTCGTTCATGTTTCCGTATTTAGAAGAGGTTCATGCTGCTGTCAAGACCTTCGCCCCAGGAAACATTCTGCTCCGAGTGGAAGCCTTCGCCCGTGACAAACTGCTGGCGGAAGTCGGGTTTCTTGGGGCGCTCCACCTCGGCAAACCAGTCAAACGCCTCGGGCTTCTTGGGTGCAGGAGCAAGCGCACGGGCTGCGGCGGTGAACTTGTACCGCCTGCGGGCAATCTCAATCAGGCCCACCCAGGAGTCGGCACGGTCAGGGCTGCGTCCGCCCGTGCGCTTCTTCATCTCCGACTTGGGCTCGACATAGACCTTGTTGCCCATCTCCTTGTAGGTGCGGTCGCACATCTCGCGCATCGTGGCAGGGTCGAGGCCGCGAATCTGACCGCTGGCGACGAACTCCTTCCCGACATACCAAAGCTCTGAGACACGATTGCCAAACCTGTCTTTGCCCTTTCGCTTGTCCGTGGCGCTGACAGGCATGTCGGAGGCGGCTCCGGCGAAGCTGACCAACTGGAAGCCATGACCCATCTTCATCGCAAGGATGGTGGCGAAGGGATCACCGCCCCCCGTGGCATCAACGCCCCTGTCAGGAATGGCGATGCCGCGCCGCTCGCACTCGGCGATGAACAGGTCGGCAAGCTGCTCGTTGCGGTCCTTCGTCTTGTGCTGCGCTTCGACCTTCATCATCAGGTCAATTGTCTCTGATTTTTCGAGCACCTGGATGGTTTTGCCGTTGATCTGCGCCTCGCCGATGAAGCCGAAGCTGGCGGCAGCGGCGTCACCTCCTTTGGAGAAGGACGGGTCAAGGAAGGCGATGGGCGTCGGCCTGCGAAGCCAGGGTGTATCCTTGTGGCCGCAGAGGCGGCTGACCAGCTCCGGCTCGGAGTAGATGGTGTCAATCGCCCCTGTCGGACAGGGGAAGGACTTGACCATTCGGTAGAACCCTGGCGATCTTTCTCCGAACTTGGCGCGGATTTCATCAAGGCCCGTCTGGGTGAGCAGCCCTTTGTAAAGCTCTTTGCCCGCAATGACGTTGGGGGATTTCTCACCGTCGAACCTGATGCAGTATCCGCCGATGCGGGTTTTCCACTCCATGCTGTCCTCAGTGATGCTGTCCCAGCCGTCCTCGGGTTCGGTGAACAACCCGAACGGGTCGAACACCGAGGTAAGGTTCCCCGTGGCGAGCATCTGGAAGCCGTCGTTGGACAGGAGGTTCGTGGCCGCGTCGTAGAGCTTGTGCGTGAGCAGGGGAAGCTCGTCGGCAACCAGAATCAATTTACCAGCCTTGAAACCGATCTTCGTCGAGGCGTCACCGTCGTTGCCCTTACCACCAGCGATGAGGGCAAGGCCAACGAGGTCGTTCGCTCTTCCGTCCAGGTAGCCAGTAATTTTGCCGGAGGAATCCACCAGCTTCCCAGGCAATCCCCCCATCGGAGCGAAGAAAGTCTCGGCTTCCTGCCAGTAACGTGTGCAAACGCCCCAGATACGCATCCTGGACTCTTGGAGCGATGTGGAGGTGACGAGCACCTTGGTATGCTCAGGGTCGATCAGGAAATTGGCGATCGCCCAGATGGCCCCGAACTGCGACTTGCCGCTGGATGCGTGGCCTGATACCCCCAGGAATCGATGCCCTCTGACGTTGGCTAAGATGCGCTCGGCATAAGGGTTCCAGGTGAATCGGTAGCGTGTGTTCGGATTGTCCCAGATGATTGAGACGAACACCTTGAAATGCTCCTCCCAGGACATGAGCTTGTTCCCTGGGATGGATGAATAATCCTCGTAGTTTCGGAGAATCTCCCTCTCAATTATGACGTCCGGTTTGGCAGCAACAGGGTTGCCCTTCACGTCCAGGATCGGACGAAAGGTAAGGCCGTATTTGACCTTCTTGAACTTTTCAAAAAGCTGCTGTTGCCGGGGGTTCATGCTCAATCAGGACAGGACGGGTGACGTGTCTTGCCTTCTGGATACTCCAGGGCGAGAAGAAGTTCCAGTTCATGAATCGCCTTGCGGATGTCCTCGGCACCATTCTTTCGACGGTGACGGCAGATGCGCTTCACAACGCAGCCCTCAAGGAAGTTGAGCTTGTTGGCTGTGATGAACTCGACGGGCTGGATGGCGTTGTCCTTGTAGTGGCTGCCTCCTTCCTGGCGGTTAAGGGGAGATGTATTCATGTGTTCAGAACGGTTCATTTTCTTCTCTTTCCTGAAACTTGGCAAACTCTATCTTCGACTTCTTCTTGTGGCACGGGCGGCACAGGAGCTGGAGGTTCCCCGCCTTGTGCTGCCTGCGGTAGAACACTGTTCGGTGGACGAATCCTACCGTATGGTGGTGATGCCCCTGGGCTTCAATGCAGTCGAACTCAAGCTCCTTGGTCGAGCCACACTCACGGCAGCATCCGCCAAGCTCAAACGTCAGCTTGAACCGTGCGTTCCTTGCCCAGGTGTAAGGGTGCTGCGGCATGGCTAAATCCAGCTTTCCTCCTCCACAAATTCAATCTTCCTGCCGCTGTCACGGCAGCTTTCCAGAAGCTGCAACGCGGTGAGCAGCCTGTCCTCTGTCGACCGCTTCTCCTCCACGACGGTCGCCACGGCGTAGTCCACGGTTTCAGGGCACATGATTCGCCACACCTTGACGACGGCATCCTGTCCACGGCGTTCCAGCCGTCCGATTGTCTGTTCGTAGTCGTCGCGGGAATAGGTCAGGGACATCCACACCAAGTTGTTTCCTCCTGCCTGGAGGTTGAGGCCGTGGGACATTGACTTGGGGTGGGCCACCAGCATCGGAATCCTGCCAGCGTTCCACTCCTCAAGCATGTCCTTCTGCGCCTTCAAGCCTTTGGCGTCCTGGAAGAACTTGGCCTGGGGAAACCTTTCACGGATGCGGGCGAGTTCGTGCTTGAAGGCGACGGCCACCAGAAGCGGGCTGTCCGCCTCCTTGGCAATGCGCTCCAATGCCTTGAGCTTCAGGTCGTGCAGTTCGTGATACTTCCCCTCCTCATCATAGACGCTGCCCGAGGTGAACTGGAGGAGCTTGGACACCAAGGCCGCCGCGTTCGCCGCCGTGATGTCCTTGTCCTTGCGAATCTCCAGCACCAGCTCCCGCTCAAACTCACGGTAGCGGTTCGCCAGATCAGCAGGCAGATGCACCTCAACATCTTCGACAACCGTCTCAGGCAGGTTGAGCCAGTCCTTCGACCGCAGAGTAAGCGTGATGTCAGCGATGCGGTTCTCGATCTTTTCCTGTGATCCAGGCAGCTCCTTCCACTGATAGCCTTGGTATCCAGTCGGCCGGAAGTAGGTCTGCTTGAACAGGTCAAAAGCACGTCCAAGGCGTTTGCCTCCGTCCACGAAACGCACCTGGGCGAACAGGTCCATCAAGGTGTTGGGTGCGGGGGTGCCTGTCAGGCCCCAGATACGAGCGTGCTTTTCATGGGGCATTTCACGGCGATAGGCGTTGACGCGCTTAGAAGAAGGATTACGAATTTTTCCTATCTCGTCCACTACAATTACGTCATACGGTGCCTCCATGCCAACGTCCTTCCTGCCCTTCAGCAGTTTAATCAAGATCGGGATGGACTCAAAGTTCACGACGTAGAT